GCCTTTGGGGTTGGTATTGCGATGAGCTATATATTACGGGTTTTAATCCGTGCTTGCGGCTATATAGGCCGTTAATTTTTAAGGGGTAATTTATGTATTTAATTAATTTAAAAAAGATCGCTCTATCATTGTTGGCTTTTTTAGCTTTGATGTTAGGTTTTGTTGCTGACGCTTCTGCTGCGCTTAATGCGGGTGTGCAAACGGCTTTTACTGCGTTACAAACTGACGCGCTTGCATTGATTGATATTGTATGGCCCGTTGCAACTGCTGTTACTGTTGCCTTTATCATTCTTGGGTTGTTCAAGAAAGCCGCTGCTAAGGCTGTTTAGTTGTTGGTTAGTTGTTAGTGAGCGGATTAATCCGCTCACTATATATATAAGGAGTTAAAAAAATGTGTAAAAAAATGTTATTGGTTTTCATTCTTTTTTTTAGCCCCTTTCTACATGCAGAAACATATAACGCATGGCGGTATTTTTCGAGTAATGGCCATAATGATGTTACGCCCGATTTGGTTTGTCCGCTTAGTAATACAGGTCACTATATTTATTTATATAATCATAACGGATTTTGTAATCAATATTACGACGGGGCTTTAGTAAATCAAAATTATTCGTCTGTTGTTGGTCCCAGTTATTGGTGTGCTACGGGACAGCCTACTGGTAGTCCTAATTATCAGTGTATTAATGCTCCGGCGTGTGTTTCGCCGTTAGTTCGTAGTTCTAACGGTGTTTGTTCAACTCCGGTGGGAAATCCGATTTGTGGGTCTGGACAAAATCCCTTAACCACTGTTTGTAATTATGTGGTTTCGGCGTTAAAGCCTCCAAGTTGTTTGGATGGGTCTACTTTGTATGGGACTGCTGTTTGTCCAACTAGCTTTTTTCAACAATTTGTTAAACCTGACCCTGGTCAGACCATAACGTGTTCCGATGGTCGTCAATCTCCTGCGGGTCATTCTTGTTTTTATCAATTTTGGGATGATGTAATACATAATGACGCCCATGCTTTGGATACGTTAAAATTTGTAGGTTTTGGTACGGGTGCGCTTAATAGTCCTTACACTTTTGTCGAGGGTGTTTTTTCGCGTGTGTCTAATGGGACTATGACACAAGGGTTGTTAGATGTTGAGATACCCGTTTTAGCGTTGCGTAGTCTAAACCCTATAGCTGGCGCGTTAGATGCACCTGCGCCCATATCGCCATTTGTATCGCATTTTAATCTTGAGGCGGCTGTACCGCCATCGGCCTTGGGTAGTGTTTTGACGCGTTATTTTGCGGCTAATCCTGTATCTGAATATACGACTAATTTTAAAGCGGCGTCTGCTCTTGCGGGTCAACCTTTAACTTTTGATGATACGGGAACCGCTACGTTAACTCAGGTTGCGACAAAATTATCATCTAATCAATTAGCCGATTTTGCTCAGACTTTAGACATCGGTATACAACCCTCTGTGATGCATCCCATAGCTATTGTGCCTGTAACTATGCCTATTGCTGATTTTACGCCTTATGTGGCTGCCGAAGATGTTCCTTGGATTGGTCCTGCTATGAAACCCATAGAAACGGATTTCCAACGAGTTTTTGCACCAATTGCATTAGCGCCTGTTAATTTTAATGTGGCTGTAAATACACCTTATATTGCACCTTATCAGTCTACCGCTACGCCGCCGTTGGCGAGTTTTACACCTTATTCGCCGTCTAGTTATCCTCAGCCTACGCCTACACCTAGTCCTACTGTGCAGCCGTCGCCCATTGTTAACCCAAATCCCGTGGGTACGGATGCGCAAAGTAACGCCACAGCGTCGGCACAGGCCAACGCTACTGCCGGAACGCCTGTTATCGGTGGTGGTGGTGATGTGATTCCGCCTTCGCCTACCGTTTATCCTGATACGTATAAATTTTTTGATTTTTTGAATACGGCTAATCCGTTTATGTTCGATGTTAATAAATTTATGCCTAATTTTCCTAATCCCTCTTGTACCTACGAGGTGCATACACAGACGACCTTACCTTTTATTGGGGCTGTGCATCTAGATTTTGCGCCTTGTGCTAAATTGTTGCCTTTACGTCAAGTTTTGCATTGGGTTTTTGCGGTATTAACAACGATGACGTGTTTTTTTATCACGTTCCGTGCGGCTTTTAATAATTAAGGAAGGTAAAAAATGGGTCAATTATTGGGTGTCTTAATGGTGTTCTTGGTAGATATTTTGCCAAAATTGTTCATGCATGCGGCTTATAAAATAGCGATTACGTTAGCTTTTATTGCTATTTTCGTTGCCGCGATTTATGCGTATGTTAACGGCTTTAGTACGATCGTATCCTCATTGAGTGCAACGGTGCCGGATATAGCTGCTGGTGTGTGGGGATGGGTGATGCCGGATAATACTACTACTTGTTTTTTTTATTTAATATCAGCTACGTTGATACGATTCGGTACGGTTCTTTTTATCAAAATACTGAACTTTAAATTTAGTGCAGCTATTTCCAATTGAGAATTATTATGACGGGTTGGATTATACAAGGTGTTCGGGGCGAGGGTAAATCTCTCGCTGCTGTCGGAAAAATTAAAGAGTATATGCTTCGAGGGTGTCCTGTCGCGACTAATCTTGATTTGTACTTAGACAAGTTTCTACCGGCTGATAATAAAACTATCGCTTATCGCTTGCCAGACCATCCTCGCTTAGTGGATTTTCAACTTTTGCCTCCCGCTTACGATGTAAAGTACAAAAAAGATGATCATAATGGTTTGTTAGTTTTGGATGAGTTGGGTACATGGCTTAACGCGAGAAATTGGAACGATAAATCACGGCTTGAGATGCTTAATTGGTTGTTTTTATCGCGTAAAGACCATTGGGATGTGATTCTTTTGGCTCAGGATTTTGAAATGATTGATTCTCAAGTTCGTACGACGCTTTGCGATTATCTGGTGCAAGCGTCGCGTCTTGATCGTCAAAAGATACCGTATTTGTCTGGGCTTTTGAAGCAAATTGGGTTTTCTGGTAAGTTTGCGCGGGTGCATCGGTACGCCGTTTATTATGGCATGTCAACCGCTACGCCTCCTCAAGATAAGTGGTCGTTTACGGGTCGGGAATTTTACGATGGTTATAATACCAATCAGAAGTTCCAAAGTGGTATGGAGCCATTAGGGGGTACGTTAGTAGATATGCGCGCGACTTACAGTTATCTGCCTGCTTGTTATCTAACTAAGCAGATTTTCATTGAGCGTTTGGAAAAACAGATTGTTGATTTAAAAAAGTCCGTAAAAAAGTCGGATGAGGTGGGTAAAGATGTGGCAAAAAAAAATGTAAGTACGGAAACGCAATATTTTAAGATCGGGTTGTTGTGCTTGGCGTTAGTGTGTTTTATTGGGTGGCGTATATTTCACGGCATTGGTATACCGAGTGTTAATCCAATTCCGGCGGTTGCTGCGGCGGTTGCGCCTGTTGTACCTGTTGCTGCGTCTACTGCAAGTTTTTTGTCAACTGATAATAAAGTTGACAAAATTGCAGATAAAAAAGTATTGGCGATTGAGACTGAAAATTTTGTAGATTATTTAATCGCGCGGTTTAGGCCACGATTAAGTAGTAATGTGTATAGCGAAGAAACGGGCTTCCAAGGATTTGTAGATTTTTACGACTCTGGTGTACTGGTTGAGTCATATTCAATGGCTGTTTTACATAGTTTGGGTGTAACGCTTGTGCATCGTGAGTATGGAGCTGATCTCATTTATAAAGGTAAGTCGTATATTCTGACTCGTTGGGTTTTGCCTGTATCTAAGTCTGTGCAAGCTGCTGCTGATAAAGTAGACAAGACTAAAGATGAGTTGATAAAAGTCAGTGTGAATGAGAATTGACGTAAGAGATTTATGTCCTAATTGACGCTTTTAGGTCTTGATCTAAACTTGGTAGGCGGATAGCTTTTACCTAGATACAAGGGGAGAAAACGCATCAAGGCTTGTGATTTGGACAGTCAAACCAGTATTATACACTATGTGCCAATAACTAGTTAGTTAGTTGTACACTGTAGCCGCAAACCTTATCCGGAGCAGGACTGGCGGTGTGCTGTGAGATTGTTTTGCTTTTGATTGTATTTGTTTAATAAATAGTATATTTCATGTTTTGTTTGATATTTATTATGTTTTGATAAACATTTTTATTGTTTTGTGCTATGCTTATGAATAACAAATAAAGATAATTTTTATTTGAAACAGTCGTTTTCGAAGTCACTTAACAACCCGAGGCATTTTAACAAGTGCCAATAATTTACGGTTTAATGTTGAGTAATTAAGTCACCCAAAGCGGCTAGGAATTTTATAAGTATTTAGGGGAATGAAATGTTAAGTATGTTAAATAAGTCAATGATTAGGGCTTTATCGCTTGATCTTGATAAAGCGGGTTATAAGCCTTTTCTTGTCTGTTTCGGAGAAACAACACATCACGTACAGACAGTGGGGCATGTTTTTAATGCTTTGTTTGATTTGTTGGCTGGTTGTGGGAATGAGGTTGTGATTTTATATAAAAAAGGTGTGGGTGACAATGTTCGTTTAGAATTTTTCTTTGAACGTGATGGTTTGGTTCATGTCGATGAGATATCGAATTCTACGCATGATTTTTTAGCCGATTATCATGCTCGAGGCGGGGTCGCGCTGTCATGAGCGATTTAAAAAATGTCTATGATTTAAGAACGTTTGTCAGTATGAATTCTGTTAGTGAGCGGATTAATCCGCCGTACAGTATAAAAATAGTTCACGATGGAAAGTTTTCTCTTTTTTTACAGTTTCGGCATGACGGGCCATTTTTCCAGCTTTCAACTACTAGGCGTTTACCCAAATTATATAAAACTTTGACGGCGCTTTATGCGGATTTGATAAAAATAGTGCCATCTGGTTTAGGGGATGTGCCGATTTATATCAATAAAACAATTTATGATAATGGTGGTGAGTGATGACAATGTTAGATTTAGTGAGAGATTTAAGGGACATTGAAATGACTGAACAAGTCTTATTATGTCAAGATTGTTTAGCGGTTTATAAAAAACCTAGTCCGTTTTTGCATGATTTATTTTGCGGATGTGGCGGCGTTGTGTGTGGCTGCCTTATGTGTAGAAAACAAGCATTTGAAATTTTGTATGATCATACAATTATGCATGATAAGCAGTGTCTCGATGAACACTGTTTGGGTGAGTGTGTAGAGAAAATGCCGTTGCTCTTGATTTGATTTTGTGATATATATAGCGTCACATTGTTAATATTTTTGAAAAGAGCTATGAATCAATTAAAAAAAGTGCCAGTTTCGACAAAAGAGCGTCAAGCTAAGCGTCAAACGAATTTACGTCAAGCGTTGCATCTTTCCCAAGTGATGCAACGTGATACTCGGTCGGCTGTTTATATGATCAAATCGTCTTTAGACTGTATTGATGACTTGAAAACGGACGAGACGATTAAAGTAGCGTTAGATATGCAGGTTAAATTAATTCGGTCGGCGTTAAAATTGTTGGTTTATGATGCGGAAGCAATCAATCAGCATCGGCGGTCTACTGATAATGAGTGTGTATAATCGGTGCTGCTATGGTTCATGTTTAGAAGGTAGTCAGTAACATTAAAGGGGGGAAAATGTTTTTATCGTGTATTTTAAGTTTGTCTGTTATGTGTTTAATGATGATATTTAGTATCTATTATAAATAAATAGGGGATTAAAATGTCGTTTGCATCGCAATTTGTGGCTATAGTTTTAATTATTAGTATGTATGGATGTGTCGGGTTTGTTTTTGATTTGCTTATTATAGAATGGGGCAAGTAA